GTTTCGGTGTCGATGTCACCTTCTTCCCGTGCTTTGCGAATGATCTGCTTCAGGGCGGTAGATTGGGTTTCCAACCGGGTTTTTGCCTCATTTAGGCGGCTGTAATCGGTGTGAACCAGCTTTTGCTCAAGTTCCTGCGCCCGGGTTTGAAGCCCTTTTGCATACTCGGTGGCAGCCTGCTCTCGCCGTTCTGTCTCGCGCCTGCGAGCAGTAAGCTTTGCAATGCGTTTTTGCACTCCGCTGTTGATCTCATCCAGCCCCTCGCGGGTAGTTTCCGCCTCACTGGGGGACTGAAAAACAGCTTGTTTTTGCTGATTTTCGTCGGAATCTCCACCAATATGAACGTCCGTAGCTACTTCATCGGAGCCTAGATCGAATTCAAGTTGGGTATCTGGAACAGTTGTTGCCATAGTGGTTCCTTACATGTGAAGAATATCGTTTGGATCATTGATGGTGGCCAAAATCTCATCATCGTTCAAGATGCGGATCTCGCCACCTTCAATGTTCATTCGGGCCCCTGCGTAGCGGCCAAAAATAATCCAATCGCCTTCTTTGCACCATGGGCCATACGGGAATTTTCCTGTGTCAGCATATGCAAGCGGGCCAACTGCCAAAACGTATGCGCAAGTGGTTGTCAATTGCTGTCGATCAAGAGTTTGTCCGGGCAACAAGATACCGCCTTTGGTTTCTCCAACTCCGCGATAAGGAAGAACAACAATACGCCAGCCGGTGGGCTTCGGTAAGTGATCGTTGATGGTTTTAACCTGTTCTTGATGCTCTTTTTTAGCAGCAAGTTCAGCAGCAACCCTTGCGGCTGCTTCTTTGGCTTCGGCCTCTGCTTTTTCAGCAAATTCCTGTGCCCATTTCAGTTCCAATGGAGTTTCAATCATTTACGGGTCCTCAACTGTCCGGGTTTTTATCTAGAAGCTGTTTAATTGCATCTTCCACGAAGGTATAGCCTTCCAACCGACCCATAAGTTGTTTGTATTGCTCCATGGAAGTTACTCCGTGCCCAAGCACTCGTTCTTCCGTGGCTTTCCGCAATTTGCGGACTTCCCGCTGGACAGATTCAGCAAAATCAAGCATGGATTTCTCCAATGAGGCAGACAAAATGGGCCTTGTCTGATAGCCATACGGACATTATGCACAACTTTATGTGATTTTTACCTTTTGCATCGCATCTTTTCTCAAAATGTACGTTGCCTTAGGCTTCTGTACCGTAGTTTTACTCATTTTGCCCGGGATTTTGTCGGTCATGGGCAGCTTGTACGGCTGCATACTCGATTTCTTGCTGGGCTTGGGCAATTTTGCGTCCATCTAAGGCTCCTTTTTGGGTCATTTGCGCCACTGCAATCTGATTTTTCTCGTTTTCGATCATTTTTTTCAATGCCAACTCGGCCTGATTGCCTGATTGGTTGTTGGTTTCTTTTTGCTGATCAAGTTGCAACCGCGCCTGATCGGCTGCGGCCTTGGCCTGATCCCGTTGGCCACTTTGTTGCAGTTCTTGCTTCTTGAGTTCCACCAACGGATCTGGGGGTGGATTATTGGACCCTGACAGCTCTTCCTGCTTCTTCTTGACCTCTTGGTAGAACTCCGCCACCTTGAGGGCAATCATGGCCTCTCGTTGCAGCGCAGAGACCATGCCTTGGGGGTCGGTACCATACTCGCGAAAAATCTCCGTTTCGACGAATTCCTCAGCCTTGCGGCGGATGTGGTCAAACACATGTTTAAGCATGGATACGGCCACGTTGGGCATCTGAGCCACCATGGGCGACAACCCAAATAGCAAGTGACCCAAAATGTGGGCATCGTGTTGCTGGCCAGCAAACGCCTTGAGCGGAGAACCATCCAAAGCCATGCTGTTCTCGCTGGCCGGGTCTTTGGGCTTGTCAATGTCTTGGCTGTTTAAGATGGCATCCACGTCGCGCACACCGATGGCCGTGTACATGCGGCGGTAGGCCTCGTACATGTTGTGCATCTGCGGGGCGCTTTGGGCCAGTTGGAGCTGAGTCTGCGCCATGGTGATGCGCTGGGATACCGAGAAAATGTTGGGGTCAGAAACCGGCAGCACGTCCACCCGGTCATCAAAGTCCTTTTTCTTGATGCTGCGGCTCTCGCCGGGTACATCGTAGGGATACTCGTCAGGGAGAAACTCCGCAAAACCCTTGGCCAGCAATTGGAATTCCAAGCGCTGGGCGTAGTGCAAGCGCTTGTGGATGGCCGACATGACAGACGCGCCCTTTTCCAGCAGGGCAATTGTGGTGCCCACGGCGGCGTTTTGGTTGCTGTCGCCCACCTGCATGTCGCTGATGCTGGCCAAGCGTTGTCCGGCCTCCACACAGAAACCAAGCAGGGAAAACAGGGTTTGGCTGGGCTCTTTGTAGGGAAGTGGCAGCAAGGACTGCTGCAAGTCCGCACCGCCTGCGTCCATGTCGCGCCATTCTCCGGGCTGAAGCGGCACGTCGTCATTCATGATCCGTGCGCCCTTGGCTTTAAAGCCCGCTGGCAAGTTGGCCAAGGTGCCTGAGTCAATCAGTTGGCGCAAGGCCGACGTGGCCGAAGAAGTCAGGTTCCCAACCAAGTGCAAGAAACCAAGCCCGTAGGCCCCGGGGCCCTGCACCAGCAGGTAGTGGATGTAATACTCCTTGCGCTTGTGGATGGGGCTACCTTCTTCCCAGTTGCGGCGCACACCCACCACCTCACCAGAGACTTCGTCCAAGGTGATGATGTAAGGCAACTTGATGCCCGTCGTCTCTCCGTCCTCGCCCTTGTCCTCAAACCCGGGCAGGTCGTAATCGATCTGGAACTCCAGCAGGTTGATCTCTTCCTCTTCCCCGCTCTGGCGCACTCCGGTGACCTTGTCCTTCTCCTTTTGGATTTGGGTTGGGGGAGCGGTTTTCTCGGGTTCTGCCAAGTCCAAATATTGGCCGTTGACCACCGCTTTGCGGAAGTCGTTGGTGGACATGGGAACACGGTGGATGACCCGCTCACAACGGCTCATGACCGACGAACCGTTGTACGGGATGTATAGGTTGTCCGGGAGCACTAGATTGCTGACCATGCGTTGCAGGTTCTGGTCAAAGTAGACTTTTTTGAACGCTGAGCCGCCGTAGCCCACGTAGAACAAAAGCTGGTCAAAGTCCGGGGTGTACTCAGGCATTCCCTGTGTCAACTGGTAGTTCATAAACTCCTTGACCCGGTCTGCCTGCATCAGGCGCTCACGGGTCTCTTTGCCCAGCACCTGAGTGCGCACGGGGCCCTCTGCGGGCATGAGTTCTTTGAGTGCTTGTGCTTGGAACTGCACAATGCTTTCGGTCAGCAGGGGGTGGTACACGCCCGACGCGCCCTTAAACGGCTTAGTGCGCTCTTCCATGTTGAAGCCAAGGTATTTTAAGCCTTGGCTATACATCTTTTCCCAATCCTTGCGGGAGCTTTGGTCTGCCTCAAACAGCACCATCAACTCTTCGGACATCGTGGCCAACGTGCCCTCGTCCACTACTTCGGCCAAATTGGAATCAAAAGGGACATCGTCGTCCTCTTCCTTCATGTTGACGATAACTTCGCCCGTCTCTTGGTCAAACTCAATGTCTACATCAGAAGGGGTTTCATTGGTGTCATCAATCTCAACGTCAATGCCCTCATCTTTGAGGGAACTTCCCGTGTCGTAGTTCTTTTCAATAGGCATGTTGAATCCTTACAAATACCTGCGGTTGTCAGCCGATTGTCTCTCCACCATACCACCTTTTGCAAACGGTACGCCTTCTTTTACGATTTTTGCGGCAGTCTCGGGGTTCCACGTTACGCCCAGTGCAGTAACGGGATTTCCATTCGTATCATTGGGCAGTTTGATGTACTGAACTTTAAATCCGGCCTTGCTGCCGCCCAGATCCTTGACCACTTGGTTCAGGCTGGGCTCCACTTTGTGACGACCAGTTTTTTCATCAATGTACAACTTCCATTTTGCCGACTCTTTGCCCGGGAACGTAGCAAAGCTTTTTCCATCTCGCATAGATGATTGGATGGCATTCTTTATCATCAACTGCCGACGAAGTTCGGCGTTGGTCTCAAACCCTGCAAAAGGTTCTTCAAGGCTGTAATCGGGAGATTTTCCACTTGTACTTGTATGGCGATCCTTAATAATCATCATCCGTTTTTTCATTTTTTCTTCTTTGGATTCTTGCGCAATTTTCCATTTTTCCTCCGCTTTGCGAAGCTCTTCCGGATCGGTAAACTCACCGGTATCGGGGAATTTTTCATTGCGAAGTTGAAGCCTGCTCTCTTCAAGCTTCTGGTATTCCGCTTCATCTTTTACTTTGCTGCCATGCGTAGAACCTCTTTCCCGCATGTCGGAGGCCAAATCAGATTGCAGTTCATGGAAGTACCGACCCTGCACTCTTCCCATGCCGGGGATGTTCGCTTCGTGCTCCGAGAACCGGGTAAAGCTGATGGGCTGAGGTTTGTTCAGCGTTACGGTAGGGTGTTTTCCTTCGTATATTTTTACACGTTCCAAGGAATTTGCAATTTGGTTGACCAACGGGGATAGTTCCTGCTTAATAGCTTGTCCTTCAAAAGCTATGGTGTTATGTGCTTCATCTAAGAAAATCGCTACGTCACGTGAAAATTCAGGAGTGTTTCTTCCAACGCTTGCCGACCCATTTACCCCCAAATTGCTGGTGTCCATACCCCAATTAATCAAAGAAAGGTCGGGGACTGGTAAGCCAAGACTAACCGCTTTTTGGGCGGCTAGTTCATGAACTTTTTTAGCCGCCATTTTTGCCGACTGCTCGCGTATTTCTTTGTCAATAACTTTTTTTCCATAAAGGTCGGCTGCTTCATATTCAACACGTCTTTGTTCCATTAAAGCGTTTTCTGCTTCTTTGGAAAATCGGAAAAAGGGTTGATCGCCATGTGCCCCTTGCGCTGCTGCGGCATCTTTGTACAAGATAGGGTAAAGAAAACCGCTTCTTAGGTTATCAAGCTCGTCATATTTTTTAGTTATGTCAGCAATTGCATTTTCTGTGCTATTAAACTTAATATTTAATTCTGTTATTAATGCTGGGTCGACCTGTTTTGCCAATTCTGGCCGTGCCAAAAGATTTCTTGCGTTTTCTAGGTCTTCAAGTTTAGGGGCACGATTTGACGCCGTTGTAAGCGGCCCCAAATTTTGAACTGCATCTTTAATAAGCTGTGCTTTCCCCAGTTTTTCCGGAGCCACTTCAAGGTACAGGTTTGTCGTGCCAAGGGGAGCGTCCCAAGGATTGTCCATGCTCCGGTAAAAACGTGACCTTGCTGAATTTTCCGGCTGTATGGTTTCAGAAATCCATGTTGCGGGTGAGTGAGTGCCTGCCAACGCTTGTTTGATCTGGGCGGGAGTAACTTTGGTTTTTTCGTCCATGCCAGCAAACGCACGTTCCACCCGCTCAAGGTCGTAGTCGCGGAATTTGCCCCTCAATTGGGCCTTGAATTGGCCAAGCGGCACCGGGCCCTTCAGGCCTTCTACAAACGTGTCCAGACGGCCCACAAACGGGCGCTCTGCGGTAGGCCCGGCCTGCATTGGCGGAGCAACAGGGGTTACCTCCGGCATTGCTGCCGCAGGACGGGGAACTACTTCCCCTTCTTGCGCAAGCAACTCACCGGGTACGTTTACTTCTGCGGGCGGCGCGGGCAGCGGCTCTGCCGGAGCCTGAGCCTGCATGGGCGGAGCAACAGGTTCTGTTGGCGGCGGCAAGGCCGTAGGTTCTGCGGGGCGCGGAAGAGCGTTTTCTTCGGCCCGAGCGGCGGCATGAGTTGCCCGAATTTCCTGAACCTCCGTAGCAAAATCGGGGAAAGCGGGAAACCAACGCTGTTCGGGTCCCGGTTCAACGTGCGTCCATCCTTGTGGGTTTCCGTTGTTGCGGTTTTGGTGCATCGCCTCTTCAATCGCGTTCCGTTCTTGTTGTTCCATTCGAGCAGCTTCTCGCTCCGCACCCAGATCACGAAACCGGTTGTATCCTTGGCTGCCTAAATGCTGCACTGTACCTTCTTGATTTTTGGATTTCACGGCAGCCAACATGGCAGCGGCCTTGCCTTTGGCTGCCTTGGCGGTACTGGCCACCGATTCCGCGCCCAGTTGTGCGCCCATCTTGGCTGTTTGGGCCATTTCCTTGCCTGCTTGAAGTGCTTGCACTCCTTTTTCTGCCAACGCTGGTGCGGCGGTGATTGCTTTGCGAACGCCGGAAGCCGGATTTACAAAGAAAGATGCAAAGTTGCCTACGTCGTAAAAGTTTCTCTCGTTTGTTCCCTCGGCAGGCGGCTCAGGGCGCATGCCGTACTCGGTCAAAAATTCTTTGTTCCACTCGCTTCCAAGGATTGGCTTCTTGTTTTTGTACCCAAAAAAGCCCATGACCATGTTGGTCAAGTCCACCGGAATTCCAACCGTGTTGGGGACAATGTTTTCCATCAAACCCTTGCCCAAGCCGGTGTAAGTCGATGCGCGGAACGGGGCTTCTTTTAAATTTTGGGTGTAATCCCGGCCTGCTTGCTCACGCTGGGCAAGTTGCTCAATGGCCTGCGGGGTCATGTGGTCCACTTCCCCGCCTTCAGCAAACAACCGGGGCATGCTGAGGTTGTATTTGTCCGGGTCAGAAGCAGCCGTCAGTGCAGTGTTCCGATTGAACACGTCCCGGTTTGCAGCGTCCGCAATTGTTTTAGGTTGGACCGTGGGGGCTGCGCCGGGCTGCGCAGGAGCAGTCATGTCAAATGTAGGTTGCGGATTTGCTTCCAAAAACCTTCTAGTTTTAACCCCAAAAACGTCGTTTTGTTGAGCGGCGTTGTACTGATCCATCCACGCCTGAGATTCCGTTTGGACTTTCTTAGCTGCGTTGTTGTACACATCGACATCCGAGTTGTACTTGTCCACGTTGCCCTTGTATGTTGCCCATTGCGAGTTTGCATTGTCCAACGCCTTTTTTTGCGTGGGACGAATATTGGCAGTGGCCTTGACAGGGGTTCCACCAATTGCCATGTGCACAGGCTCTTGCGGGGCAACTTCCTCTTCGGCAAACGGCGACTTGAATGTAAGGTCCATTGCAGCCAATGACCTGCGGGCGGTGCCCATCTCAGGCTCAGCGGAGGCTTGCTGCTCGGCCATGTAATTCTGGAACCGCTCAGCTTCCGTCGTCCCGTCATCATCCTCGTCGTCCGGGCTGTTGGCCAAAGCGGTTGCTGCCAGCGCGGTCTGGTAGTTTGTTCCGAGAGCCTTGATCCGTGGGTCGTCAAGAACGCTGGGCTTAGCCTCAGATGTCATGCCCGATTGCAGGGCATTGGTCATCATCTTCTGTACGTCATTCTCCCGGGTCACGCCGCCGTAGGCCGGGGCGCTATCTTTCTTGGCAGAAGCGGCAAGACCTGCAAACTTGGTTTCATGCTTGGACATCAGGTCTGCCACCGTCATGCCCTTGAGTTCGGGGTTGGCTGCCATGACCTTCTTGGACACCAAAGAACTGACCAGTGCCTTGGGGTCAGACTGAATAACGTCCGCTGCTTTTTCCCAACCAAAGAAGTGGGCGGTGTAGAGCTCCGAGGGCCGTGGCGCGTGGCCCAAGTCTTTTGTCAAGTGGGCAGAACTGTCCGCCAAAATGTTCATGCCAACACGGATGTTCTCGTCCGCATTGCGCTGCATGCCCGGCTTGCCCCCGTACCGCTTCCACGTGTCGTCAGTGATTTGGAACAGACCTTTGGCCGAGGACCGGGGGTTTTTTATGCCTGCGTTGTAGCCACTCTCGACACCAGCAATTCGTAGCGCTACATCGGGGTCAATTCCCTTGGCGGTTGCGGCTGCACGGATCTTGTCTGCAATTTCTTGGGCCATGAGGCCTCCTATTTCTTCGCCGTCTTTGCAGACTGTTTGAATGCTTTGTCCGTAGGAGCGCCCTTGCTATTTGGCTTGCGCATTTTTTCCTTAGCCCTCGCTTTGATCCGTTCCTGCTTGGCGTGAATGTTGGCGTAGAGCCCGGGTTTTGTAGCCATGTCAACACTTCCATCGGTTAAGGGATGCCTTGGCGCGTGGTGCATCGCCTTTGGCATGTTGAACAACACCTTCCATGCGGGCACAAAAGGAGGCTTTCCTACCAGCATCCGCTTTGGTCTTGGGATTGGGCGCGGGAGCCTTTAACTTGCTGCCAGTGGCGGCATTGTATTTCTGCCGTCCTTTGGCCGTCAAGCCCGCGCCACGGTCCACGGAAAGTTTTTCTCCCCTACCGACTGCCAACGACACGCTCTTTTTCATAAGACCCCTCAATAGTATTCAACTACCTCGTCAACAACATCGTCCTCGTCTTCATAGTCCGTGTTCAACGTGACAAAGTTGCCTTGGCGGAAACGCATCCATGCCATCACAGCAGCATCCACTTGGTCGTCATGGCCCCCGTTGGGAAATGCAGCGCATTCTTCCACCATTTCCTGCGCCCATTCGTAGTCCTCAGGATACCAGATCATTCCGGACTCCAGCATTGGAGCAACCGCATTTGCGCGAGATATTTTATCTTGGCCAGACCTTCGCCCGCCCGGGCTGTACATGGTTACAGGTATGCCCATCTTGCGTAACTCCTGCTGGAGCGGGGTCCCCGTGGCCTTGGCCTCGATTAAGACATTGTCAGGATTCCACGCCAAGTATTCCTTGCGGGCAATCCGCTTGAGTTCGGGGAAGTCCCACCGACCACGGCTCACGCTGAGCAAGATTAAGTTGGGGCCCGAGTCCATATCAGGGGTAAACACGCCCCACGTGCTGATCACCGAATAGTCTGCCGTCTCCTTTTTGCTGTACGCAGTGTCGTACGTCTGGATCAGGTACTCACAGTTCGGCATCTCCTCTTTCTTCCACTTCTTCCACCACTCGCGCTTGAGGATTGCGCCATCATCGTTGGTGGGTTGCTGCTGCCACTGGGCGTTCCACTTCTTCAAACCAATGGAGACCTTGACCTTTTCCAACTCATCAATGTTCCAGTACCCGGGCCATAAGGGTTTACCACTAGGCAGGATGGCAGGGAATTCAATCATCTCCCACTGGTCAGACTTCAAGTGCCCCGACTGACGGAGCAAGCGTCCAGTTAGGTCGTCCGTCTTCCACCGGGTATTGATGATGATGATTGAGCCGTTGGGCTGGAGACGCTGACGGGGGCCCGAGGTGTACCACTCCCACGTGTTCTCCATCGCAGTGTCGGACAAAGCATCCTGCTCATCCAAGATATCGTCAAGGACCACGATGTCGCCGCCTCGACCGGTCATCGCGCCGCCCTTACCAATGAAGAACGCTTCACCGCCGCCCTTCGTGTTCCACCGACCCGCAGCTTTGGAGTCGACGGACAGGCCTACGTCCGGAAAGAGTTCCTTGTACCGCTCATCGTCGACAAGGTTTCGGATCATCCGGCCAAAGCGCTGAGCCAGTTCAGCGGTGTGGGAGCCAACGATCAGTTTGGAGGCAGGGAGCTTGCCCATTAAATAGGCAGGGAACAAGTAGCTCCCCATCTGGCTCTTGCCGTGCCGGGGTGGCATGGCGATCATCAGGCGTTTGCATTGGCCAGCAATGACCCGGTCAAAAGCTTCGGCAATGATCTTGTGATGTTCCCCGACAAGCATTTCAGGCCAGACGTACCGGCAGAAGTCGAGGAATGTAGTAGTGGACTTTTCTCGCGCTTCAAGGAGCGAGAGCCGCAGCTCGAGGCGGAGTCGTTCGGCTTCAATATCGGGTGGCGTGGTATTCACGTGGCAGACCTTCAAGTTCTGAATTTTTTATAATATACCCCGGGGTAGGCTTTTTAAAACAAAGGGGGGCCTTTTTATTTAACCCCCTATATGTTTTTCTGGACAAATTGTATGGCTGAAAACTGGCCAAGGTCTTGATCTCCTCTGACCCGGCCCTAAAATGGCCCTCCCCCCAAGACAGAAGACAACAAGCAAAGCGAAGCAACGCGAAGCTATGCGGGCCCGCCCACCCCCGCCACCACCTTTGAGGGAAAGAAATAGGGAAAAACTATCGCAAAGAAAAAACCGATAGGGAAATACAATTGGACAAGGCGGGCCCACCCACCCCCGCCACCACCATTTAGGGAATAGCTATCGGACGTGAACGTCCGATAGGGAAATACAATTGGACAGGCAACAAAAAACCCGGGCCATCGGCCCGGGTTTCGTGGTCAATGCGAGCTGGTCACCCAGCTCGCACCTGGTGCGTGAATCAGGACGCAGCTTCCGCAGCCAGCTTGTCTGCTTTCCACTTCTTGTAGATCGCTGCGCACTCTGCTTTCACCGTGGCCTTGTCTTCCAGATCCAGATCTTCGAGCTGGATCGAAATGCCGCTCGATGCATACGAGCGGTATTCACTGGTGCTGTAATCGTATTCCTGACCCACCTTTTGGAACAGGGCCAGAAACCCAATAAGGGCTTGCAGCTCTTTAGTAGGCATGCCCTCAGGCACTACGAAACGATTACCGTCGACGTTGATCACTTTAACTGTTTTCATGGTTCACTCTGCTTTCTTTACTGGGTTAATCCGGGACCCGGCGGGCCCCGGTGCGTGAATTATAACACTATGCGCACTCTACCTGTAATCCCCCTCTGGGTCCTAGGGATAATACCCAGTCCGGATATTCCCCCACCATCTCCCGGTTAGGTGCCACGTGGACCGTGGCACCGATGGCCTGCCCGTACCGGTCCAGCTCTTCGGCCACGGTCCGGTAATAGTCGACGGCAGCGCTCTTCGTTTTAAAGGCAATCGCTTGATCAAGATAATCGTCGCCGATTCTCACGTAGTACATAGATATCCTTTCTGTAGTTGCACCGGGCCGACCGGCCCGGTGCGTGAATTATACCCTAGTCAAACTGCACCCGGATGCTGAGGCCAGACAGGCAGCTCTCGATATCGAAGTTGCTATCAAACCAGCCCTGCATCTGGTCGTCGATCTCGAATTCACTGAGCGCCGATTCAATTTTTTCGTCCATCTTATTGTCGTAATTTTCGAGCGCATGTTCGATGCTGCTCTGTACCACGGTGAAGGCCTTTTGGATTTCGGTTTCAATTTTTTCGGCCACCCGTGCGTCGATCAGCTCGATCAATGGCCGGTTGACTGCGGCCAGTTCGGCATGGTGCATGCTGATGGCAGTATTCAATACTGCCTG